TTTTAAATTTTACCGTAAAACAATTTCTTTGAAAGCTTGTGAATTTTTCCATTATCACATTGTATCATATATTGCTGTTTATATTTTTCTAGGACAATGTAGATATTCATAGGAGTTATTAAATTAGCATATCCTTTTCTAGCGATCACTTCTTTTGTTTCTAAGAATTTCGTTTCTACATGATTGTTAAGCTGCATATATTCGTTGCAGTTTCTATGGTGGTGTGTTTCTCTACACCCTACTAAACAGTTATCACTTATCATAGTTTCTCTAATTCTAATTTAACCCTATCCCAATAATCAATCATAACAATATCGTGAAGCTGAAGACTATCTAACACCTCATCGCAGCAAATCAAAGCGCACAACACGCTCTGGTTGTAGTCAATATTAAAGTCTACTGTCATTTGTCTTATCAGGTGTTCTGATTTTTCCTTAGCTGTCATCTCTTTTTTTATTAGTGTAAATTCGTTTATTACTACATCGATTGCTTGAGTTAATTCCTTAGGGTATATCATTTCTGTATCACCTCCTAACCTCCACTCTTGGTGTATTTTTAAAAGGCTTATAGCTTCTTCTAGTTTCATGATTTAAAAGTTTCGTTGTAATAATCTTCGCTTGTTTCTCTTGGGAAAATATTTTCATCTTTTGTAATGTCTAAACAACCTATACAATATGATTCTATAATCTGTTGCTTCTCAATTTCTTTAGCTTGTTTGATAATTTTTTTCCACTCATCGTTTGTATGAGTTTCAGTTAACTTTTCTAGCACCCATTCTACTGCTGTCTGTTTCATAGCTCTAATGTTTTAAGGTCTGCTTCAACCATTTGATCCACTAATTTAAACGCTAATTTAACAAGGTTATTAGCATCCTCTTTTAGACCGTTAATCTCTGTAATCTTTAAGATGTTAGTAAGGTCAATCTCACTAAAATCTATGATGTTTTTTTTAAGTTGTCTTTTCATTTGGTAAATATTTCGTAAATTGTAAACGCTAAAATTAATCCTGATATTACTGTAATCGTTAAAAATAGTTTTATTAAGAATTTCAGCTCTCTAATATTATCATCGTCTTGGAACTCTCTCATCTTAAATATTTTTAACTGAAATTGAACTTTTAGAGAATGTTACGATTGGACGTTTAAGTATCTCCCCAGTGCTTTCATCTAAGCTTGCTAAACTACTTAAAGCAACTTGCTTATATTTATCCTCAATCTCTTTAAGGTTAGCCTTAGCAATCTGATACTCTTCAATTTCTGAATAGTCAATCATTCTACGTCCTTCTACTTTGGTAAATTTAAAGTTACCGAAGTTAAATGTTTTTTCTACTCTTTTTTCAGCTTCATCAATTGCCAGCATTTGTATTTCAATTTTAACCTTTTGCGCTAACTCTTCAATCTCTTTTGCTTTACCGTAAAGTTCTAAAGCATTTAGTTCCCCGTTTCTAACTGCTTCGATTAATATACCGAAGTAATCCTGTAGCGTAGTTGGTGTGATTTCAATAACGCTTTCTCTTTGTTGTCTTTCTAAATTATTCATCTTGTTTAGTTTTTAGTTATTTCGTTAATTTCTAATTGTTGTTGTGCTGTTAATATATATACTGTTTTAAGTTTATCAAACACGTCTAACTCTAAACCTTCGTATCTACTTACTGCTTTCTCGAATGCTGCAGGAGAACAAATTGGTTTAGCAATTGATTGTGGCGCACTTGCTTTTTGACCGTCATCATCATCAGCTTGTAAGCTCATTAAACTTTGTAAAGTATATCTACGATAGTAAGTAACTTGGCTTCCTAATGCTTGAGCTGTTAAGTTAGGGCTTAAATCAATACTACTTTCGACCATCTCAAAAGTATCAATATCTATTATCTGTGTGAACACCTTGCCGTCTTTAATCGGTTGTAATAGTATTAAACCCTTTTCTAGTAGTACTGGTTCAACCGCTTCAATTAATGCGTTTAAATCAGCATAAGTATTTTTAAAGTGCGGGTTCTTTGCATTTTTCTTAACTACTCCTATCTCTTGCTTAGCTTCGTGTATTTTTGCGTATATTTTCATAATTATTTATTTAAATTTTTAACTCCTAAATTATTTAATTTAATCATTATTTTTGTATTTTTTTCTTTAGCTTCCATCATTTGTCCGTAGTTATCTATATATGATGTGTAGAAATCATAACCGTTCGCTATTTTGATAATCTCTTCTGTGATCTCAAAACCTTCATTCATTTCAATTTTCATAGTCATTACTTTTTAATAATAATTTTAAATGCCAGTATAATAATTCAATTTGTTCAGTATTGTTAAAGTAAGCACTTCTTTCGATAGGTTTTATATCTGATTCTGCGCTCCAACCGTTTTTGTAATATGTAACTTCTATTTTTTGCACGTGTCCATAAATTCGAATAAAAAATTTATTACTTTTACCTTCTGTCTGCATCATTTCAGCAGTTAACTGCATTAAGTCGTTTAAGTTTTTCATACTATAGTTTCTAAGTAAAGGTTAATTAAATCGTATCTCATCTGTCCTTTGTCTACATCGAATAGACCAGTGATATTAACACCGGCGCAATAAACTCGGTGAACATAGATCGTTTGTCCATCTTCAGGAAATCTATTGTCGTAGGTATCTTCGTATTCTACTTCTAACTCAACGTCCATATAATTGACGTATGTTGTGTTTGCTCTGCTTTTCATAATTATTTGTTTATTGCTTTTAAATACTGTAAGTATAATTCATAGTTGAAGCTTCCTGTAGTTGCTTCGGCTTGTCCTTTTGATTTCCACCATTTAATGCAGATACCTAATGGCGGTGCGATGTACGTGTTTTCTTTTTTCATAATTTTTATTATTAGTTATGTCTTATGACGTTTCAAAGTTAGTTATAATATTGAATATAACAAACTTTATAATAAAATAATTGCTATTTATATTAATTCTAAATAAGAAATGCCCGTAACAGGAGCTACGAGCATTAATTTAACCTAACCAAAAACACAGGGAATTATGAAAAACCCGATACAAATATAACCTTTATTTCTTTACAAACAAATCAGCTTCGACCTTTCTACGTCTTACTAATCCTGCAAGCACTTTACCACCGCCCATGATGTAATGCGTGGACCACCATTTATGAATAATCTCATCAGTTGCTTTTATGTTTACTAATCTAAATAAACTATCAGAGCTCCCACAGTTCCAACAGAATGACACTAAAGCATCGTATTGATTTTGGTTTACAGTAACCTTTATGTTTTTGATTACAGTAGCTTCGTATTTAGGAAGTAATTCTAAAAATAGTTCATTAGCTCTTTCTTGAGTAATTACATCACCTAGTTTAAACTTACTGCCATCCTTCCTAGCTGTATTTCCATACCCAATCGTAATTGGTAATCCACCAGTTCCAGGATCAACATAAGCCTTTAATCTACAGCCCTCAAAATCTTTGATCAATTGAATACCAATTTGTGAAACCTTCATATTTTAGTCAACTTTGAAATTGTCGCAGCAGTTGCGCCTATTGTAACTAACACCGCACCTACTGCAGCAGTAACAGGGAACGTAACTAATGCACCCCCAATTAAACCAACTACTATACCAGCGTGGATTAACTTTTTAAAAAAGTGAGGTGTTTCACTATTCCATCTTTTTTTTAATTCTCTCATATTAATTGTATTTTATATCGTAAAATTTTCCGTTAACATTCTCAAACGTGTCTTGTAAGTCCTTTGGCAGTAAATCAATACCGAATGAAAATATGTTATAACAAGCTAATATCTTATCAAAGTTAGTTAAATAATGTTCACACGAAAATATAGCATCTATTCTGTGTTGAAAGCTTACAATTACATCGTGTCTGAATTTCTCAAACAATTGAATAACATAGTCAATATCAGTTTTGTCTATACCTCTATCGCTCCAATGCGCTTTGATTTGCTTAACATATTCAGCGTGCATTCCCCACATAGCAGCTAATATCATTTTCTTTATCTCATCACTACTTACCTTTGTAAAGTCGTTATCTAAAAACTCATTAAACTTTTGATAGCAAACATCACATTTAAAACTAACGAAATCGCATGACATTCTCGACTTAGTAGCATCATATTTGCCATGTGAATAAAACTTTAAAAACATAGCTTCATTCTTAACCCTTTCTAGCGTGTTGAATATGTCATGACTTTTTAAATCTATAATATCCTTATCAATTGATTTCTTAAACTTTATATTTGTTAAGATTGTGCTTATTGGCTTTCTAAAAAAGTACATAGCACCTAGTAATATAATTGCAAAGAATAGCAAGTAAGGTGGTAAGTTAGACTGTGTAATGTACTTTATGAACTCCATTATTCAAAAGGGTTAACAACTGCCTTTGGCTCGTATATAATTAAATCTAAATTCTTAACCCAAAGGTAATCTACGTTTGTGCAATATTCCATCTCTTCAATAGATATTACCCAGTTGTCATTTAAGTCTTGAATCGGATTGAAGTAAGAATCCGTAGTATACTGTTGACCTACTATTAAATCCTTTTGCTCAATAGTCAATAGACCTACATAGGTAGTCCATTGTGCTTGTGTTATGTCTGTTAGTTTCATACGTTTCTTGATAAAGTTGTTTGGAATGCTTGAACTAAAGTATCTAAGTTGTTTAAGTTAGCGTCAGTTAATCCATCAGCATAAAGACAAAAAGCATATTGACGTGGTGAGTAATTAGCTAAAGCTGTACCAATTAAACTATTTTGAGTATTTGTAAACGCCTGAACTACCGTTTTACCCGTTATAGTTCCATTCGATAAACATCTTACAGTAGTCGCATCAATTCTATTACCAACAAACAACCCTAAAGAGTTTGTGCCAGCTGAAACTTGTGAACCATCAGCCCCTCCTACTCGGTAATAATTACCTCCTACCGCGTATGAATACATATTAAAATCATCAGTACCTCCACCCGTACCAATATCACCATAAATTCCTTGAATGTTAGTTCTTGAATAAACACCAAAACTCAAAGAATTAAGACTTGTAAAATCACTTCTTGATACACCTGTGTCTGCATAACCATTAGTTCCATTAGGTTGCGCCCCAGTTGCAGAATGCGTCCACCCACCACTAAAAGTTAATTGTTTTAAGGCAGTATTCATAAAGTTGTACTTATGTTTAACCGCAGTTCCCCCAACAAATGGATATAAATATTTCATTTTAGAAGTTAACCCGTAAGTTGTTAAATCTGTTTCTAAGGTGTTTAAAGCGCTTATGATAGTTGTATCAGTTTCTCCAGTTGCAGTTATCCACGCAGTAGTTAAAGCACCGTATCCAGCACTACTCTTAATTAAATGATGGTAGTAACTCATATTATGCTGGTTTAGTAATCCAATATTCAACGCGAGTAGATGAAACCCACTCGGCAAATATAATATTCAAAGTCGAAGTTGTGTAAGTTCCTGTACCTATTAAAACCCAACCAGCTGGAACAGTCGGAGCGGTTGCCTTATTATGGTATATCTTTTGAATATATCCAATTTTTGCATTTGTCAAATCGTCAGTTAAATTAGAAGATGAAGGACTCGCTGGAGTATTCCACACTACTGGTACGTTAAACGAAATTACAGACCCCGTTGTAGCTGCTGTTACCCTTGGAAATATAGTATCAAAATAAGCTAGTAAAGTACTCTTAAAATTAGACCATGATAGCTTTTTTGTTGTCGTTCCTGCACTATTAGTAATCGGTACAACGTCAGCGTCTACAGGCGTAGTAGTAGCTGCAAAAGTATCCACTAAAGTCTTTAAGTTTGTGGCCGTTAATGTAGCTTGGTAACCGCTTAAGTCTTGATCTCCCGTATTACTTCCGCTTAATGTTGTAATTCCTAGAATAGTTTTAATATTTGAACTAGTATAATTATCTACAATTGCTTTAACACTTGGATATTTAATATCTGAAGTAGTATTACCGCTAAAAGTAGTAACTTTATTGGTAACATTTTCAGGAACGTAACCTATAGCACTTTCTAGTAAAGCCCAATTTGCTGCAGTTTGAGCTGGTGAATCTATTAAAGCTCTAACCGTATCACCAACGTGCATAACAGTACCACCTAAAGTACCTTGTACGTTAATAGTCCATATATCACCTTTCATTATAGCTCCTGCTGTGCCACTTCCCCCACTTGAAGGAAATAAATTAACTGAAGCATCATAAGAACCTCTGTCATCCCAAAGTCCAACAAGTTTACTATTTATATGGTCATCAACCGCTTTAACACTTGGATAGAGTGTATCATTTACAGTTGTAAAATTAGTTGCTTTATTAGCTAAGTCTTCAGCATTTAAAGAACCTAGTGTTTGGTCTCCCGTATTAGTTCCTGAAGTATTGCCTAGTAAAGTACTTTCTGCACTTGTTATAAGTCTTTCTCCTGCAACCTTATCAACTTTATCTGCTAAAGCGTCAAATACTCCGTTAGATTCTACAGCTTTAACACTTCCATCTGTTGGCACGGTGTCAATAGTTTGTAATTCCCAAACAGCAGTAGCGGTTGTTGAATCTGTGCAAATGTATAAATCCCCATTATCTAATATCCAACGTGAACCAGCATAAAAGCCTTGTGAATTGTCATTATTTGCATCTGGAATGCTTGTAAATTTATGGTTAACCTCTCTTATTAAAAGACCGTTTCCGTCCATTACATACTGACTTCCAGCTTCCCATTTCAACTCATAACCAACTGCGCAAATTTGAGCAACACCACCACCAGCACCTGAATCAATTGTACCCTCTCTAAGCCTTGAAGTATTATTTAATAACACACCAACACCGTCCCCAAATTGAATATCTGTATCTGTAGTATTGCCAGCAGTTACAACGCTTTGAAGGTCTTGGTCGCCCGTATTCGTTCCACTAGTATTACCCAGCAATGTAGCTTCAGCACTAGTTATTAAACGGCTTCCAGCTTCTTTGTCTACCTTATCATCTAATGCCGTTTGTGTAGCTGTAGATATTGGTTTGTTTAAGTCAGAAGTATTATCCACATTTTCAAGACCCATATCCGCCTTGCTAAATGTTATATTAATGTTATTCGCCATAGTATAAAGATATTAATAATTATTTAATTTTTACGGTAATTTATCTATTGTTAAAAAAATACTTGGAGTTGCGGGTCTATCAGGTGTTGTTTCTACTCCAGTTGATAATAATCGTAAATGTACATCATCACCACTCATCCAAAGTTCAACGTAATCGTTAGCATTTAAAGTAAATGGTATTGAAATAGTTAGCCTTTTCTGATCGTTACCATTTGCAACTCTAATCTTACTATTTGAGTTAGCTAAATTAGTTCCGTTTACTTTTATCCAAATATCTAGTAATTTATTAGCACCACTAGAAAGTTCTGTTTGTGCTGAAATATTAGCTATAAAATTACCACCTTCTAAAACTGTAAATCTAGAACTAGAAGTTTGTGTTATTTTAGCCGCAAAGTCTAAAGTATTAAATGTAATTACTTGTGGAGTGTGTGCAACGGCAATGGTTTGAATAGTTGTATCTAATAAAGCTATATGTGGAGTTATATTTGACTCAAAGAAATTACTTACACTTATCTCTGTATTCTTTTTGCTTTGACTAGTTTTTCTTACTAGTATAGTGTCATCACTTGCAAGCGTTGTAAGTTCTTCTGTAAATGCTAAGTCGGTTATAAAGTTTTTCATTAGCTTAATGTTGGAATATTGAACGTACTATTTAAGTTACCATTTACATAAACATTGTATGTGGTATCTGGAAGCGTATAAACGTCACCACTTGCAGCCGTATGCGTAAACGAACCATCTGAGTTTATTATAATAACGTCCTCACACATTTGCATATTAGCAGACGTTTCAAAGTCGTACCCCATCATAGGTAAATTACAAATACTTTGATTATCGTATATTGTAAATGATATTGCTAAAATCCATCCAGCGCTTTCATCTGCACCCTTTTCTATAAATTTACTTGCCGTTGCACCCGTTATCTTACCAATGTTTTGCCATCTAGGGCTTTTACTAATAACTTCGTAAACATCTCTAACAACTTGCAAAGTGTCGCTTTCAGTATCGTTTAAATTACCTTGTCGACCATTCTTAAAAAACTTATCAGCTACAATTATATTAATAGTAACAGGAATAGTAACTTTATCTAAACTATTTCCTGTAACAAAGCAACACATTAAAGGGTAAGTAACCGCCTTGTCTTGGTTTATAGCATTTAGAAAGTCACCCCAATAATAAGTATTAACCTGAAGGTGTGCGTCTGCAATTGCTTGTAGTTCTGTATTAAGATTATTTAAAGTTTTCTTCATTTAAAATAGATATTACTTCTAGTTTTACCTAAGTCTGGTTTAATTCCTTCACCGCCATCTGTTAAACAACTATAAAAAGAGTCAGGATTTGAGAAATATTGATAGTATTCAGGATATAGAACAGAATTGTATTTTAAATACTGTATTAACTTTTGTCTATAGTGTTCAAATTTACTTCTAAATGAATCCTGAAGTCTATTTATTTCGCTTTCACTTGCACCCCTTAGAAATTCGTCGTTTGTTATTCCTGTAGTTTTGTTTCTAATTTGGTATGTAGTCATTACAACGGCCTCTAAATTACAACCCATAGCAACTACGGGAATAATATACTTATCCATTAAAATAACCTCGTCAGCGTTAAGATTATCTAGGTCAATACCTTCTAGTATTCTAGTGTACAAAGACGTGCCTATAATAGGTTCTATCATTGTGTCTTGTACTATCTTAATTGTAGGTGTTAATATACTATCTTCAACATTTCCATGAATTAAAGAAAGTTGTTTAAGATTATATGCGTTTATTAATAATGCTGTACTCATTTTATTTAAAGATTACGTTTTGTTTCCAAAAATGTCTACACGAAGGTGTGTTAATATCTGTGTTAGGGTTATGATACCAACCGCCTCTATAACTCCATACATCACGGTTAACCGCTGAGCTGATAGTATCTATTTCCTCCCTTGTGTAAACTTTATCCATTTCGATAAGTGTTTTGCAAAATGGTCTAGAACTACCGCCTTTAACTAAGTCGGGCGCGTTAGGTCTTTTCTCATAAGAATAAACAACACTTATCTGTTCTTTGCTTACAATCTCTTGAAGTCCTTTGTCGGTAACGTTACCACCGTCTAAATAACCATTATTTTGTAACCCTACAATTATCTTTGAAACTTCAATAGGTTTCATATCTAAAGCTTTTACAATTGCATCATAACTCTCACCATTTGAAAGCATGGATAGGATTCTATTTTGATTATCGTTAACAGCAAATTTGTCTTTAAAAAAACCTTCGATAATTTCCTCTTCTGTTTGGTTTTTAAATTCACTAGATTTTATAATTTTAACATCACTTTTTGAACGTCCACAACTTACAAATAAATCTAGTATTTGCGTTTCATTGTCCTCTGCTGACAACTTTAAAGCTACGGGAGTAGTAGGTATTACTTCAGCTTTATCAAATAGTTCGTATTCATTAAAACTAATTTCTCCCGTCATTCCGTTAAGTTCTGAAAGTACATAGTTCAAAGAGTCTGCTATATTCTTTTGTCTTTTCTTTACGTATGTACGATTGAATAGTTTAAAGTCATTTTCTAAGTCTTGTGAAAACATAGAATTGTCTTGAATATACCCAAACATTTTAGGATTAATTACAGAATGCGAAATAAATATCTTTTTAGAAAGTCCAACCTCTGTACTTTCATAGCGCTTATCTAAGTCATTTCCGTTTAATTGTACAATGCTAGGTTCTCTATCTTTACCGTCAGAGAAAGTAACGCTTACACCGCCTTGTTTACGCTTATCTGTAGCGTTTAATTTAAGGTCATAAACTATCTTTTCTGCTTGCTCTTCACTTTCTGGTATTCCATTGTTCAAAGATATCAATGTCCCACCCTTATAACCGTTTACAACTTCCGATAATCTAAAGAAATTAATCTCTATATCAGTCAATATTGAATCAATACCACCGCTGTACAATGGAATAGGATAATATCCTGAAGTCAGCTTTTTAGTTTCTAGTATAAATTGTCTAGATTTAGCCTTTACAAATAAAACGCATTCTTTTGTTTCGATTGTACGGTTAAAAAAGCTAGTATATTCTTTGAATTTAGTTTTATCATTTTGTCTAGACGTTGCCCAATTCTCAGAATAATAGTATATAGTTCCGTTTTCGTTAGGTCGCATCAACTCAAAATCTAAGTGTTCTAATTGCCACTTTTGATTTAATGAATCATAAACGCATTTAATATAATAACCGTTAATAACTTCTTGGTCTAGTGAGTACATTTCGACAAGTTCGTCTAGTGTATATTTAGATCGTCCATTTTTATTAATCTCGTCCCAATTTTCAACACCTTCATATTTTAAACCAGCACCCGAAATAAAAGTATTTTTAGAGTTGATTATACCTCCATGAATTGGGCTGTTAACATATAAAGACCATAAAAATTGAGGGTAAAGATTGTCGATACCCCATTTTACCCACCCTTCTTTAGCTACTGTTTCGACGGGGTCAATGATTGCAACTTCTCTAAATGTGCTAAACGTTCTAGCTGTTTGTTTCTCCTCCATAAATGTTTGATGTTAACGTAGGCTCAAAGCTTGCTGGCACTACTATAATGTTATCTATAACTCTTACTTTACCTATCTCGCATTGAATACCTAAGGAATAATCTAAAGAGCCACCGTCAGGCATTTGATAAACTCTATACGTATAATCTCCTAACTTCGTGAATGTAGCATCTACACCTTCCAATAAATTAAACAAATTATAACGTGCTGTCGACTCGTTTAAATCATTTAAATAGCAAAATATTTCTTGCCTACCTTCGTCTTTAGTAAATCTAAAAAGCCAATTAATATCTAGTGTTTGGTCCTCAAGTTCTGACAATGTCAAAGCTATAATGTTTAAACTAGATTTCGTTATTAAAATTGTCATAGTTCAAAGATACAAAAAAAACCTTATTAAGATTAATTCTCAATAAGGTTTTAATTAATTTATTATTTCTAATTAAGAAACAGGGTCTAACAATGCTGTAATTAATCCTGCAGCAATTTTATTAGGTCTATTCTTTTCTTTACCAGATAAAGTTAAAACGTTACCGTTTGCATCTTCATAAGCTTGTCCAGAATCTCTAACACCTGACACACTCGCTCCGTTAGTTTCATAGAATACTTCGTAAGTACCATCGTTCAATTCTACAGCGAAAGTAGTTCTAGCAATTTCTAAAGCTTCAAGGTTTACAATATCAGTTGCAGTATTACCGCTCAACATCATAGTTCCTGTTTGCTCGTATGCAACAGATTGGTTCTTTCTATCTCCGATTTTCGTAGCTGTAAATTTAGACGTCTCCATTTCAACAAAAAACTTGTGGATATATTTACCAGCAGACAAAGCCAAAGCTGAAATAGTACCATTTGCCTTTGTGATTGTAGCGTCTGCAGTATTCCAAGCGTAGATGGCTTTTACACCGCCTACGCTATCACATACTGCGTTCTTTCCTTCTAGGATTTCACACATAATTCAGTAATATTAAGAGTTTAACAAATGAAGTCTAACAAAGTATTGACCCCAAACAATTTGAGTACCTAATCTAAAAGAAGCTTCAGCTTTCAATTTATCGTCATAAGCGTTATATTTAACTTCAAAGTTCATATCGTCTAAAGAGTCAACACCTAAGAAAGTTAAATCTAAAGGAATAGCGTAAATTTCAGATTTACCATCTAATTCTGGTAAAGTAACAACTTCAACGTTAGTACCCGGAAGGATAAAAGAAACACTAGATTTAGTATTAGTAACAACTACGTGATCATATTGATTAGCAGTGTTCCAAGCAGTAATTGCTTTTCTAGCTTCAGTACGTCCTGTGTATAATTTGATAGTCATTTCGTTATCAAAGAGTTCAGTAGGTATTTTATCATGTACTCCTAGAAATTGGTCATAAGCGTTTGTAGATGTCATTGTAGCATCAGGCGCATTGTAAGTTAATACATCTGCATCATTAACTAAGATGTGACGTAAACCATTCATCAAAACTAATTCAGGGTCGATTGAAGAAGTATCACCAGAAACAACTACTAACTGAGCTTTACGTTGTAACAATTTACCAAGGTAAGCACCTAAAACAGTTTCAAGGTCAGCTGGCAATTGTCCGTCTTGCATTTTCAAACCTAACTTGTTTAAGATTTGTGTCATCTTACCGTTCAAGTCTTCATTACAAAACTCGATACCCATGTATAAAGGTACAGTTGTAAGATTAGCTTTTGTAAAGATAACAGAACCATCAGGTGAAGGAGTACAAGCAACTTTAGCTTGAAGTGTTACGTCTGCATTAAGCAAAGCAATCTCTTTCGTGCCTTTAACATCTGACTCTAAAGTCAAAGAGTTCAAGAACTCAGAGTTATTAATCAAGTCTGTAATTACTACAGGCATTGTGTTGTCAGTCCATGCTGGTAATCCAGCTACATCGTAATCAAATTTTTCTTTAAGGGCTTTACCCAATTTACCAATTTTATTCATCTTTATTTATTTTTAAATTTAGTTTTTAATATTTTTTAGGATTTCGTTTGCTGTCATTTTAGCAACTTCTTTAACTCCCGTTTTAGCTTCACTTTGAAACTTGCTCACTTTCTCTTCTTTAAGTTTTTTAAGTTCTGAAGTCAATTCTTCAATCTTAGCAAACGTAGCTTCTAAAGTACTTTTCATTACTTCAGCAACTTCTGCAAGGATTGAGTCTTTAATCTCAGCGCTCATCTCAGCATCTTCAACGATAACGTCTTCAATAGCAGAAATTAAACCACTTTCATTAACTGAAATAATTAATACTTTACCATCAATTTCACATTGATAGTCTAACGCTGGAGCTGGCAACTTGTCGCCATTCTCATCAATCACGAAGATAGGCGCATCAATTGCTAGTTCACCCTCATAAGCCAGCACCGTGCCGTCTATTGATGTAACCTCCGCAAATGATGAAACTGTTTCTTCTGTAACTGGCACATCTTCAAACTTGCTTTTTCCAAAGATCAAATTGAAAAGTGACTTTCCACTTACTTCTTTTTTGTTCATCTTTTGTTTATTATTTGTTTTTATATTTACTTGTATTCTGTCAAATATTCCTTCGACGCTAAAACCTTGAAACTTCCCGCTTTTTACTTCGTTCCATAGTTGGTCATTCTCTACTTTGTAAGACGCTATCCAAGTACCGTCTTGTAGATTTTGTTTACTAAATTCAATAGGCGCGTTAATACCACGCTTTGAATCAATAAAGAAACTTTCTAGCATTATAGCACCGTTTACTTTATCGTTTTCATTGTGCATCTTATTTACATTGTTTCCAAAACTGTTCTTAAAAAACTTTAAAACAATTTGCTTAATAGTAGCAACGTCAAAGAAAACTTGATGTTCTCCAATATCTGGACTGTTTCGGTATATCAAAGTATTTGCGCTCATCATAACACCCGTTACAATTCTTTGCTCTTCTTTAAACTTATAAGGCATAGATTTATCAAAAGCAATAAACGCTTTTAGGTGGGCAGGCGTGTCAACAAACGCGTTATAGTCTACGCCCGTCTCGTCATTATCGTTAATTGTAAGCTTGTATATTGGTAACATGATATAAAGTTATTAATTAAAATTGAATTATTTACATTTTATTTAGATTAATTCTAAATAGTGTTTACACTAACCTCCAAAAGTAGACAAGGCACTAGCTGCAGCCGAGGCATCCATAACGGCTTTAATTTCAGAATCTACAACGGTTACCTTTATTCCTGTCGCATTATCTGTAAGTCCAACACTACTAACTTGACTAGTAGAACCAGAACCAAAACCACCACCACCGCCTTGAGCGTCATTACTTGGAGCTGGTGGCGGTGCAATATTACCGCTACCTCCATCAAACTTAGTGCTTGCTATTGCTGCTATTTGTGCTATTCCCGTAACTGCAGAGAATACAGAGAAAGGCGCTCCAAATGTTAATGGACTTGCAGCAACGGATTTACTTATAGCCTCTGCTGTGTTTATAGAAACACTAGCAATCTTTAAAGCCTTGTCTCTATTAAACGCTTTCTTTTTAATTTCTAATATTTGCGCTTCTGTTAAGTTTTGATTTTTTAATTTATTAGAATCTAATTGGTTTTGTAAATCGTTTAAAGCATTTAAAGACGTCATTGTAGCATCAGCTATCTTTTTAGCGTTGTCTATCTTTTTAACTGTAGCGTCCTCCTCTACTTTATCTAATTCAGCTTGTCTTTTCTTTTCTAGTTCTACAGTATCAAGTCCGTATTGTTCGGCTGTTGCAATAAGTAAAAAGTATTTATCATTTATTGAATTTATTTCGTTTTGTGCAGAAGTATTAATAGTTTCCTGATAAGTTGTATAAAAATCTTCTTCAGCTTGTGCTTGTATATCTAAAGCATTTTTTCGGTCTTCAGTTTCTTTGTCTGTAAACTCTTTGTTTATTAGATATAATTTTTGCGATTGTGCTTGCTTCAGTACTGTAGTGTCTTGTCCGTTTTTTTCAGCTTGTGAAATTAAATTAAAATAATAATCATTAACATCTTGGGTGTCTTTTTGTCTTTGATTTAATAAAGAGTCAAAGTATTCAGTTTCTGCTTGTTCAATCTCCATTAAAAAATCATTCTCCAGCTTCTTAAGATTTAACAACCTTTCACGTTCTTGTTGAATGTGTTCTTTGTTTCTTTCATCACGTTTCTTTTTAGCTTCATCGGAACTTGTTTTTTTAGCGTCTGCAATTGCTTTATCATTAGCAGTTTCTAATACTAGTTTTTCATGTTGAGCTTGTTTTATTTCAAAGACTGTTCTCCACGCTTCCGTTCTTTCGTATTTATTATTTTGATCTAGTGATAAACCTTTTATTTTTAAATTCTGTATTCTTGCATTTGCTAACTCTTGCTCTTTAAGAAACACCTCTTGGTCTGTAGCTCCTTTAGCTTTTAGAATGTCAATTTCTTTTTGAATCATGTTAACACCCCCTTGTTTATTTGCTCTTATTTTTTCAGACTGAGCTATAACTTGAAGGGCAATTTCTAAACCTCTTTTTTCATGTTGATTTAATGCAGCTTGTTTTTCTGCAGCATCAGCTGTTGAACTACTAAACGCTCCCATAGCTGCAGCTACTGCAACTATACCAGCAATAATAGCAACTATTGGCAAAGCTAACATTGCTATACGAGCTACACGTAAAGCTCCCGTACTTGTACCGATTGCAGTTGTGTAAGCGTACTCACTAGCAATCTTTATCTTATTCCATATTTGAGTAGCTTTTAACCTTACTAAACTTTCCTTTTCAAGGGTAGCGCGTATTTGTTCAAGTCCTGCTAAAACAGCTTGAATAGCTTGTAGTTTAACTAATGTTTTTTGTAGGTCTTTATTCTCATTCCCAAACAAAGCCATAGCACCTTGAGCAACTGCATAACCAGCAGCAACCCCTGAACCTACTTGTATAGCAGTTTGCATGTTACGACCATCATTAGCAGCCGCATTAATAGTAGTTTGTAAATCTCCAAGTCTATCCTTTAATTGACCTGCCTTTTTTATAGCTTCTTGACCTATAGGACTGTCCTCTCCAGCCATTATTGCAATAGTAGCGTATTCCTTAACAGCTCTAGCAAGTTGCTTTATAGATAACTCACCACTCTCAACTTTTCTATTCAGTTCCTCAAATGCTTTTGCTGAGTCAGTAGTAGCAACCTTTACCGTTGAGTTAACTTCTTTTAACGCTTTGTCTACGTTGTTAATTGCAGAAACACTATTACCAGTGTCGACTGTGGTCTTAAATACTATTTCTTCAGCCATTAGTTAATAGTTATTTTAATTGATAAATTATCTATAATTGCATCGGTTAACACACCACCCTCATAAGTGTATAATTCAATAACATTTGCTGACTTTCTATAGAAGTTGTAAACCCTATCAGTAACCATTGGAGTACCGCAATAACATTCTACTTTGTTTATTGTAAAAGCTGCTGCTAGTGTACCCATATATTTACCCGCTGAAATTCTAGTCCATACAATTGCTCCTATAGTGTTTTCAAACTCTATTACACTTGGCGCGCTTGTGCTTACTTGTGATATTAAAGCACGGTAATTTTTCACTAAAGGCTTTCCGTTAGCGTCTAGTATATCATTTCCTAAACGTGTGTATAATAAACCCGTGGTAATGTCTTGCATCAACTCACCTTCGTAGATATCGGTCACTATCCAGTCGCCATTTCTATGGTCACCACTTACAGGAACTGTCGCAACTCCTGTACTTCTTTTAATTACTTGTCTTCTTTTAATGTCCATTATCCAAAAAATATATCACTGTAAGTTAATATGTCCTCAACCCCTCCAAAGCCAACACCCACATCTGTACCCGTATCTGATGGTGAAAACTCAGCATCTATAGTAGATATTTCCGTCCATGTTATAGTACCACTTACGGGGTTGTTGGCTTGTATTATTTTTATTAATTCTATTTTTGTAGATTCAGATATATTACTATCAAAATCCGTTATTTGATTAAGCCTATAAAGTACTCCGTTCCACATTACAGATTTACTAAAGTCTAAGCTATTAATATCGTTAACGCTTATCTTTGCATAAAGTTCTACTATCTTACTATCACGTCCTGTCATTTCCTTAACAAACCTTTCATGATATCTAGTGAATAGATTGTCACTTGTTACCGAAGTGGCTGCGTAATCAAATAGTATAGGCATACCCCAATTTAAATCAAAGTTTGGACTTTCCCAATTATCAAAATGATGTACACTAGGGTAAGTTGTTAAATCTGAATAGGTAGCCGTATTGGTATCTGTTAACCTCCATGAGCCACTTTTTAAACCATTCCATAAATACGTTCTAGGTTTACCTTTAAATGGCTTTACTATTCCCGTTTGTATGTCAACATCTATAATTCTAGGTGCAACGAATGGAAATATAGCATCTGTAGGTACTGTTTGAGCGTATGGTAATTGATAAACTCGCTCACCTACTTGAAACGTAGACGGAACTGTGTACCAATGATTACCGTAGTCTATACCGAAGTAACCGAAATACTTTTTATTGTCATAGTCTTGGTCTTTCATCCATTGATATTTGTATATTTTACCCTCAATTTTACTAGATGGCATTATATTAATATCTTTTGAATGGTCAACTATATCTGTAATGTCCCAAAATTCGGTTGTAGGTTGGTAAAAATCGTTTAAAGGTTCTATTTTAATCACTCCGTAGATGTCAGGGTCACTAAAATAAAGGTTAGCCATTAACATTTCAGCTTCAAAGAATGTACTAGCTTTCATATCTGGCATGAATCTACTAATATCTACTATGTCGCCATCTTGTAATGTAGCTTGTACGCTTGTTAAATCCGTAATAAAGTTAGCACTAGAAGTTATAGTTATCTGTAATGGTTCTACTCCTGAAAACATTGTGACGTCTAGCTTATAATCTACATAAACTTGAAACCTCATAGTAATAACATCGCCAACATTTAATTGAATATTGCTATTATAGGTAAATGTATTTGCGTAAGTTGTACTAATATCACCCTCTTCAACTAATTGAGAATCTATAACCGCGCCATTTTTTAAAACTTCCCACTTAACATTAAATATACCGCCAGCGTTACTCATAGCTCCAAAATCAAAAGCTACTTCTATAGGGTGTGATATATTTAGATTATATAAACCTTGTTTCTTTATAGTTATATAATTGTAATATCCTGCTGCTGTATTTGTGTGGTCTATATAGTATTGATCAAAATTATCATGTACTAAAGTTGATGTTATACCGTCCCACGTTGCTAACATATCAATCCAATTATTAGCCAAGTATCTATATCTATTTGCATTGTCAGGGTCTACAGCTATGTAAACATATTCTTTGACATTGCTTAAAGTGCTTGTAAATTTAACGCGTCTATTTGCAACCTCCGTAGATGGTAAAGATATTTTTTGACCGCCCCCAAAACCTACAAGTTTCTTTTTGTATATTGCAGAATCTAAGTAATCAGACTCATGCGTTAAGTTAGCAACCTCTAAACATTTTGTAAAGATTTCACGCGCATAAGTCAAAGGTATAATATCAGTTGTTGACCTTGTCGAATAAGCTGTGTAACCGTATTCAACTAATCCGTAATGGTAACCAAAACCATCTGGCAACCCCGCTGTAAAATTAACCGTATCTACTCCTTCCACTTTTACCGAAGTCGCAAATGAGTTTATTACGTTTGTTCTATTTAATAAATGGTTATATTCAGACCAACCTAACTCGCTTATCTTTTTATCTCCTAACTTCATGAATAAATCAATAAAGTTTGAGAATAGTGTACACTTAAACGAATAGTCACCATTTGATATAGTAACTTGGTTCAATCTTAATAACCCGTTAAAGACAAGTAAACCCTCTTTATAATACTTTGCTTTTACTCTTACCGTTGGGTCAAAGTTAAAACCGATTAAAGTAGTATTGTCAACTGTAGATAAAGCTAATTGATAAGCTGAACTAAAGAAAGCCATGTTTGAAGACGTGCCGGGAATAACAACCTCTTTCGAGTAATTCCTTTTGCGCTTATTTGGTTCTTTACTATCTGCTATGGAAAAGTTTAAAGGGAATGGTACTCTATCGTTTAAATCTAATTCCGTATTATTAACTACTAATCTATCCATTTATAATAGTATTGATTTACGAATGTTAGGAAGTGTAAGGTCGACTATCTCTGTTGTTTCTTCTACAAATCGGTTATTGCTTTCTTCATAAGAAGTGGACGCAATGTTAACCATCTGTCTAGTAGCATCAAACATGAAAACAAGCGACGAAATATAAGCCGACCTTACTAACCAATTCTGTGTATCTGAATCAATGTATTTACTAATTAATTTAACCTTGTCTGTAGCTGTTTTAAAATAAGAATGTACACCAGCATTAGACGAATCTAAAACATAATTAACATCTACCCAACCGCCATATTGCTTTTCAAAAGTTTTAGCAGTTATTTCAGATGAAGCTATTAAATTTTGTCCGTAGTTGTAAACATCAAATGAGCCATATTTATTTAACCATATCAGCTCAGCTCCATTGTCGCAACCCCTATCAAAATACATTCTTTTAGTTTCACTAATTGGACTACCCCCTAAATCAGCCATGTAATAATCAACATAAGAAACAGTATCTAAAACGGGCTGTGTTAAAGTAGCTAAATAGTTATCAGAATTAAGATTGAACTGTGTTATCTTAAAACTTGTGGCAGCGTTATAATCTAAACCCGTTATTTGTGTATTACTTGAATCGTAAAAAGTTAAAATAATACCTATATCTGTTTGCTCGTCTGTTATTATGTTTAAGTAATAATCTTTACCCTCTCGAATGTACAAATCATTTGGTGAGTCTGTTAAAAATCTTTTACTATTTAATGTACATTTAAAATCTGTATAGTCAAACGTATCAAAATCAATAGGATTTAAACACGCTTTAAAAGTATATATTGTGGCACTTGTAGCATCAGCATGAAACCCTGGAGTAGTTCCGTAAAACTCTCTAATCTTAACGTATGCACTTCTATAATTGCTTGCATCGGTTACAATAGTGGAACTACCTACAATGGCTACGGGTGTGATAGGTCTAATTATTTCGCTAATATCAAAATGAGAATACCCACCGCCGATCTCAGGGAATACTTGATGAGATGAAATCAACACGGCATTAACATAAACTTCAATAATATAACTAAAGTTAGGGTTACCAATTGCACCGCTGTAGAAAGTCCAAATAATAGGATTATCTGAAGGTGTGTATTTTTGTGGTGAGCTTGCTATTGTTACCGCCATGGTGAAATAATATTTATTTTTATAGATTTACCTAGTAATTTTTGAATAGGTTTTTTAAGTACGTTAATAAGTTGGTCATTAACAACGTCCTCAAAGAATGGCTTTGGTTTTTGTCCTTTCTTAACAATACTATTTTGAACAGCCCAAGCAAATGAATCATAAGTTTTAAATTGTTCTGGTAAACCTATACCCTTTTGAGCTATCCAACTTTTAATAGAATCATGGAATGAATAACCACTATCAGGAGCTTTACCCCAATTAGGCGCACCATGTGAAACTTCAGTACCGTTTACTCCATAGTTTACATACTTCCAATAGAAATCCATTTCAATACCAACACTAACCGCTTTACCGTTGTATATTACCTTTGTTGGCTTTATACCTTGTGATAGGTTTCTACTAGCGTCTATATCTCGCGCAGCTATTGCTTTACGCAAATCATCTATAACGTCCTGAGTAAGTTTTAAAAGTAATGCAGACATAGGATTACCAGCCGTATTATTAAGTACAGCTTTAGAACTACCTAAATTCAACTTACCTAATATCTCAGCTTCTGTCATCTTCTAACTATTGTCTTTGTCGGAGGGTTGTCTTTTTTTATCTTATACGTAAAGAAGTTTACCCAGTTATTAAATGTAAAGATATTCATTTTTATTATATCTTTTCTATTTTCACCTAATTCTTTTGATAGATAAATTATGATTTCGTGCCAAGCCCAAACATTTTTAACTTCTTTTTTATCATCTTTTTTAACTTTAGGCTTTCCATATAGTTGCTCATTAATCTTACGTCTCTGAGCAAAAAAAAACCTTGAAGCTCTACAAAGTCTGTCATCTTAAAATGTTCTTTAAAGTCTTCATATCTGGAGCTTATAGGGTAAAGCATGTTTTCGTTTTCGTCCATGCAACCGTAGATAGTTCCCTTAGGTATGTAATTAACACAAGCTAATCTTACAGGGTCATTTACAAAGTCTGAATTTTCTACGTCAATGTGGTATCCTATACCAACTTTCTTTTGATCTACTAATTGATAGTCTATATCATTTACCGTTATCAATTCTTTGGGGTTACCGTTCACTTTGTAACCATCAAATAAATTCATGCAATGACTAAACATTTTCTCTATATCTTTATAATCAATAGTCAATAACTTAGGAACTGACACCAAAGTAATATTAGCTAAGAATATAACCTTATCATTCAGTGTAATATTTTCAACCTTAAAGTGTTCGTCACTAAACGCTTTTAAATGTCTTATCCTTAAATCGTTTAGTGTCTTAGGTAGTTTTATTTCAAATTCAGTATTTCGTCGCATAGTGTTGTTTGTATTTGTGAGTTTTTAATTTGTTCGCTGTGTATATTTACTATTGTCCTTTGTTCTACAATCCACCCTTGAGAATGTGGCATCATAAACATTTTCTTTTTATCCTTCATTGCTTTGAGTGAGAATATAACATCACTCATTTTTTTATGTTCGGAATCTAGTAAGCTTGTTGGGTTAAAATAATCGGTTTTAAATGCAGTTACACCAGTTCCACATACATCTAAATACATTCCATTATTAACGGTCTTAAATGCGCTATAAGAATCATGACCTCTATAGTATTCCACTCCTATACCTTTTAATCTACGGCCGTGGTAAGTTACTATACAATTATGTTTGTCTATTGCTTGTATTGTTTTCTGTATATAGTCGCTAGGGTAAATAATATCATCATCACAACTGAAATAGTAAGACGGTTTAGTCACATAATTTAACCCGTAAAACTTTCCATTATCGGTTAAGTCTGTATTTAGTTCATTATTGTAAACTATTATCTTATCAACTTGACCTATTAAAGAGTCTATAGTCCTTTGTAGTAACAATTCACGCCCTTTAAAGGTTGCTATACCTACAATTATGGGTGTCCTGGTGAACTTATCTTTAATTGCTTGTATCTTTTGCGCTCGTTCACCTTGGTTTATCCCTTTACCTAAGCTCTTTTGATCGTCATGTCTACGGTAATTATATAGAATCTTATCAGTATAACCTAACTTATAACCAGCATCTAACAATCTAAGGTTTAAATCGTACTCTTCAGCACAAGTTAATGACTCATCAAAGCCGTTTACAGCATCTAAAATGTCCTTTCTGAACATTAGTGTACCACCATGAATAACATTGTTGTATATCATATCATTAAAAGTAGGCTGCTTAAACCTTGGCACTTGCACTTGCACGATATTTGTGTGTACATTATTAGCAACCCCATGAATAAAGTCGAACCCTTGCATAGCTTCAACACTATCTGTAATTGAGTTAGGGGTTAGATAATCGTCTTCACATAGGTATTTAATATATAAACCTTTCGCGCGTTTAATACCGTTGTTTATATTAGTTGAAACGTTAACATTATCATTCTGTATCAATAATTCAATATTGGAATATGTTTGTTTTTTAACGCTTTCAATTGCTTGCCTAAGATAACCCCTATCAATTGAATAAGGAATTATTATTGTTACTAGTGGATTCATTTTATTAAATCTAGTATTCGTTTTCCTGTAGCTTCAATTGAGTGTTGATTGTAAAAGTTACTTTGTTCAATTATATCTGTTTGTAATTGCGTTAATTGATTTTCGATGTGAAACTTAAAACCATCCATGTGATTTGATATTAAGAATGGGTGTTTACCGTAGGCTTTTAAATATACACTACTATTCAAATCATTCGTAACCACAACACAACCCAAAGCCGTAGCTTCAAATGCAGTCACTCCGAAACATCCATAAGGTTTACCATTTAACTCTGGTTTAAATAGTTCAATATATATATGACATTCAGCAATACGTTTTAGATTTTCTTCATGCGTTAATATCGTTTCATCTATTCTTATTTCAAAGTCATCTTTAAACGGCTCTAGCATTTCTCTAATCTCTTTCGTGCCTTTTACAATTGCATTACTAGGATAGTGACCGATAATAAGTTTACCGTCTTTACGTTTGTCTACGGGTTTTAAATCTGTGTGAGGTGCTAAGTATTCAATGTCTTTCGCTCCCAACTCCATGAACTCTGTTTGGTCTGTAATGCAACGGTGAACAATTGGATTGAATATGTTGTTATAAAAAAAAGGCTCATCTCTATATCTACTCCCTGAATGGTAAACAATTAATCGACCTTTGAATTTAGCTATTTCAATAAGTGAAAGGATCACTGGACAACTATGGAATATCTGTATTACATCGTAGTTGTTAACGTGGTTTATAATATACTTTCTATCTACTACCTTGCTTTCTTCTGTATATCCAAACACATGGCTGTTTAATGTTAAGTCCTCACATATAACACCTATCGACCTTAAAGCGTTTGCGTTATTGTGCGCCATATTAGCGTAGTCATTACTACTTAAATTAAGGACTTTATAATTATATACCATAGTATTGATGAAATTATTATTACCATTATAAATGATTTTCTCATAACATTATTATTATCTTAGGGTTTTTCATAGCTTCGATTACAGATGAATAACTAAACTTTGAAATAGCTAATAGTATTATATCGTTGCCTTCCCTGAATATACCATTTATCTTTATCTTAGGCAAAGGACTAATAAGAATATTATTAATAAACTCAGCATCTGGTATCTCTCTTAACGCCATATTTTTAAAGATATTGGTACTCATGCTTGCAAATATAACATTTTATTTAACCAATATATTATACTTTAATATTAATTATTACGCATGAGTACCAATATAATGACCTTTTTTGATTAAGTCTTTTCTAGATTGTATTGCTAAAGCCAAAGATATAACCCCATCATCATGCACACCTTGAGGAGCTGAATACTTAACACCCCTAGTCTTTGTGTCATAAATATAAGTAAAGGCTTCTAGTTCGTTTATTAGCCACTCTTCATTAAGTATAGATATATTCTTTTGCTCAAATAGTAATGCTAAGTCTTCAATCATAACGGGTTTTGTTTTACTAGATGTAACATAAGGTTCTATAAATGTACGGCATTGTTTATGCAGCATCTCATAGAATACGTCACCTTGGTTATTAACCTCTACGTATATCTTTGCTCTGAATCTATTAATTACTTCAGCAACCTTATTTATTATATTAGTCCAATCGTCCTGTCTCCATCGTTCAACGTGTATCATTTGATTATCACGGTTTATAATAGTGAGTACAGTATAATCATCTGCTCGTCCAATATCTAAACCACCAAACATTAACGGAGTTGATATAGGAAATTCATTAACACAGTCTTTTACATTCTTGAATAGACCCGAAGAATTATCTAGAAATTCAGCTAAGTATTCTTGTCTAAATATATGGTCTGGCAAATTACGTCTACGCTCTTCTAAATCTTCAAAGCTAATCATTGGATTGTCATAACTAGAAAAATGAAAGTACTTGTATCTATTATCGTAGTTATGCTGTAATGAAAGTTTATAAAAATGGTTCTTACCTTTTGGAGTTGAAATAAACAGTATCTTTTTACCTTTAACTAATACGGTCGCACTTAATACTTCACTCCATAACTGCTCTCTGCTAAATGCTATCTCATCCATTATAAGATAGTCGAATGTATTACCCCTTATATTGTCAGGACGTTCACCAGAAAAGAATTGTATTGTAGAACCAAAACCTTTGATAGTTAAATCTGATCTATTGAATTGAAAGAATCCACTACGTTGACAAACCTTTTCCATCTCATCAAACACCTTTTTGGATTGCTTATAGATGGGAGTAACCCATGCAATATTACAACCTTTGTCATTCATAGACCAATAAAGCAATTGATTAATGCCTAGCATAGTTTTACCAAACTGCCTACCGATATTTAAAATATAATACTTGTACGGCTCATGGTTTATACTATGATGTATTTCCTTTTGCTTATCGTGCGGTCTATATCCTTTAATTATCAAAGTCGAATCCTTCTACGGTTTTAGTTTCAATATGTTGTTTGTCATGCATCCCTAAACGGTTCTTAGCGTAGAATATACCTTTACCTTCATTGGCTACTATATCAGTTGCTAATGATTTAAAATGTTCGTCTATACTTTTTATAGTGTCTAATAATGGATGGTTATCACTATTTAATATAACATAAAAATTAGCCCTTTTATAAAAATCAAATTGATTCCTTCTTAACCAATGCAATAGGAAATAACTAATAGTAGGCAAGTGTCTTTCTTTAACCTCTACTATTTTACCGCTTCCTGTTGCTACCTCTTTTGTTGACTCAATACATTCATCACAATATAAGTAAGCTAACTCTACAAGCTTTTCAACGTCAATTTCTCTATGCTTATTAGCCATTGTTAAAAATTTTACCTATGTTACCTAATTCTTTAATCACATCTGGATTATTATCATAATGCTTATCTATTCCTAATTCCTTAATCTTTTCGACCTTTGCTTTATTAGAACCCGTTGCAAATACTCTGCTCGCTGGTATACCTAACTGAGACGCTCTGATTAATATTTCTAGTTTACTAGAACGTGCTGAAATAATATATAATGTATTATCTTTAATTAGTTCCTTTGCTAAATCAAAACCTTTCTTTGTGCTTAACGTTCCGTCGTAATCAAATGATATTTTTTGCTTCGCTAGTTTTATTTTAAAGGCACTTTCACAAACTGCATAACGTTGCTCTGTATCATATTCATCTTTCATCTTTTCATCACTCATACAACGTTGTATAAATTCGTCATGATTTTCTGAAGCTGTAGGTATTGGTATAGGCATTATTTCAATAATTCATTTAGTATTTCCCTTGTAGCATTACGTGGTATTTTAATACCTCTTTTCTTTAATAACGATTTCATTTCTTTAAAACTCATTATTTCAAATTTACCACTTATTACTTCAGTATCTAAAACTATTGTTAAGGGTGCAGTTTCGTGAAATCTAATAAAGTTGTTAATTATGTTAACTGCATTAATCCAGCAACCTGAGCAATTTAAAGACAACGTCTTTTTTGTGATCGCTTGGTATATTGTTTGGATATGTATTTTCTCGTCAAAGTCCCACTTGTTATTATTAGCAGTTATTTTGTTTCTTAATATATCTAAAGATATACGTCCTTGAATGTTTAGTTCCATAGTTTGTCTAGTATTGATGCTATCACGAATGTAGCTAGTGAATAAATTATATTTTCTTGTGTGCAAATTAAAACTATTACTGAAGTCCAAAAAGTAAAGCATGGATAACAATCTAATAGTTTAACAAATTTGAAGGGGTCTATACCTAGAAAAGTTTTCGCTCTGCTAGATAATGACCATTCCCTTAGTAGTAGTATAGCAATGAATAGTGATATAATTATAGTGTACATTAGTTTAAGTAATAAGTGAAAGTCATAGCAAATATAATATTTTTTTGCCTAACACAATAATAATTGAAATGCAATTTTAAAATTTTAGTTTCAAATATATTCATTTATT